GAGCTCCTTATTTAGCTGATGATAATAGAATAGGTGTTTGGGGCGCTTATTATGCGTCAGCCGTAGCAACTCTTAATGACCAAAGTGAAAAGGCTAGATCAGGTGGGTCTGGCCGTAGAATGAAAATAAGGAGTTACTAAAATGGCAACAATAGCGGATCGTGTTCTTGATCAGGGATTACAAATTTTGGATTTAGAGGCTAACGTGGTTCATATTAATTCGCAAGAGCCAACAACCTTTGCAGAAGCAACAAGCACTTACACTTTGGGCAACTCCACATCTGTTACAATTAGCGCACCAGCGGATCGAACAGGCGGAGGTCGTAAAGTGACCATGAGCGCAATTAGTGATGGAACGGTTACAGGCACAGGAAATGGTACTCACTATTCAATCAGCGATAGCACAAACAGTAGATTGTTAGTCACTGGTTCTTTAACAGCAAGCCAATCTGTAACGTCAGGAAACACATTTTCATTGGAAGCATTAGACGTTGGTATACCTGACCCAAGCTAGGAGTTAACTAATGGCTAACGTGCTAGCAAATCGAGTAAAAGTTGCAACAGCAACTACTGGAACAGGCACTATTACTTTGGGTAGTGCAATAACTGGTTTTCAGACATTTGCTTCTGGCGGTATTAGCAATGGTGATATTGTTAGATACACAATTATAGATGGCGATGCATTTGAAATTGGCACTGGTACATACACTAGTACCGGCACTACCTTATCTCGCACACTTACGGAAAGTTCTACTGGCTCACTTTTAAACTTATCTGGATCTGATGTAGAAGTATTTATTACCGCTGCAAATGAGGATTTAGTTTTAAAAGATAGTAGTGGTCATGTTGGTATAGGAACCAATGACCCTACTGATAGCGCATGGAACGATGCAGCATATGGTAATACAGAATTTGCTGTTGATGGTAACGGTGGATATAGTGTTATTCATTTAAGAGG